CTTTTGCTGGTAGCTTCTGCTGCTGATTCTGATATCTTCGTGCGTATGATTATGATGTGTTCTTCCATCGTGGTCATGCGCTGTTCCAGTTTGTCTAGTTTGTCTTCCAATGCCTTGTATCTTTCGGCGCATAAATCAACGTGCGCTTCAAGGCTTGCTCTTTCGCTTGCTGCCATTTCACTTTTCCATTAAAAATAGAGGGTTCTGTATTGTTGCCTGGATTGTGTGCCATGAAAAAGGTGCCTTAAATGTGCCTGTGTTTAGACAGTATTTAAGTTAATTCTGCCTTTTATAAAATATATGTTTTTGATTGAGCCATAAGGATAAAAAATTGGCAGCATAAATCTAGCTGTTTCTTCAAGCCCACAAATTATTGGCACTCGTTGAAAAGCTTCATCTAATGCTCCAACTGGGTCTGAATCTTTGAGAAATACATCTTCATATTCCACACCAAAACTAAAAACCCAGCAGCGTTGTCGACCGTGATATATTTCAGGAAAATGTGAGGTTTGATCAACTTCAATATTTTCTACTACATACGGGCCATCAATATGTTGCGGTTGCGCCTTGATACCAATGCACTGTAAAACAGTTTCCCAGTTACGCTGTTGGTTTCTTTTTAATTCGTTGTCGTTGGTATGCCTTATTACCCCTGTGGCAGTGATATCAACTAAAGTTACACCAGTGTAAAAATACATACAGATATTTATTAGATAAAAAAAGGCAGACTGAGTCTGCCTTATTTTTTAAGGTAAGTTAAAATTAAGCTACTACGAAACTGGTACCGTTAGTTACAGTAGTACTGCTCAAATTGACAGATCCTTTTCTAGTTCCAATAGCTTGGATAGCTGTTTGTAATACACTTGCATCTGGTGCATTTACACCATCGCATACCAAACTAATTGCACCAGATGTTGGGTGTGCATAGTATGCTAGCACTGGTGGGAACACTTGAATGATTGCTTCAAATGCTTCATTAGCTGCATCATCCTCAGACGATAAGTTTACACTTGCAACTATATAAAAAACGACGCTCTGTCCAACTTCGGTATATTGGATACCGTTTAATACGCCTGTTAAACCAGCGTAATTGTAGCCTGCGCTACGATCGATTCCGATTGGCATTTTGTTTCTCCTAAAATTTTGCTTTCGCTTTTAATATTTATGGCGGTCATAAAAAAAGCAGCCTCAGCTGCTTTTTTATAATTGTTGCTACAATTATGCCAACTTGATACCACCGCTGGTTGTAACTGTTGCCAATGCTGGGAATACATTACCATATGCACCAATGTTAGCACCAGGTGTACCATCGTGGCTTAGTGTACGAATAACAGTCTGTAGATCAGCTGCTGTCCAAGCACTACGCTCGGTAATAACACTCAATTGTGCTGTTGAACCATTTACATCAACTTGGTATGCTAGAATTGTAGCATTTGCACTGATTGTTTTTAGTAGTGTGTGAACTGCAGGATCTTTTTCTGCTGTACTTGGGCCTCTTAGTTCAGCTGCTAGGTTAGCTGTAGCGCCTAGTGTAGTGATCTTGTAAGCCTGAATTGGGCTGTTGATACCTGTATTAATAATCTGTGCATTAGCGTTTCTGGTTTGTGAATCACCAATGTTAGTTACGATTTGCGAATCACCGCTTACTCTTTGGACTCCGATTGTCATTTTGTTTCTCCTTAATTATTTGCGTTTAACGCATGCAAATATTTATGCTCGTTTGGAAAAAACTACAATCTTCCCTGTACATTTGCAGTAGAAAATACTCCGCGATTTACTAGTTTAATAAATCCACTAGGTGTATTAATAACAAAGCCTTCGCCTTTAGGTACATTGCCTACATATTGCTCTACACCGCCAACTTGAGGTTCTAATTGTTGCAGAATAGCCAGTTTAAGATTATATATTGCCACATAAGCGGTGTCCATGGCCTCCATGATAGGTCTATTTTCTTCTGCTGCTACTAACTTAAACTGTGGTGCTGTTAAATTGTTTTGTAACCAATTGGCATCAACTGCCTGTCCTGTATATTTTCTATTATAATAGGTTTGCAGTTTAGCTACCGTAGATTGTGTTAAATTACCTAGGAAAGCATCGCCATTTAAAGATGCAAAATTTTGTATAGCCACTCTAGCAGCTTTTACTTGTTGCACCGGTTCTTTAAGTCGAAACTTAGTGCCCATGTTGCCTGTTAATACAGTAATATTTTGATTTGTGCCGCCAAGTCCGCCTAGCCCTTGTAGTGATGTTTTATTTTGTATTTCTGTGCCTTTGCTAGTTTTTTCAACATCTGTACCGTAGGTATGCACTGCTAGGCCAAAAGGTCTTCCTTTAATTTCTTTACCAACAGCACTATTTGATTTTACACGATAAGTTACACCATAGGGATTAGCCTGAAAAACAAAATAACTTTGCTCTTCTGGTACAGGTGAAGTCCACATTACATCACCTTGCACAAATCCTTGAAAATTGTTGGGTACTATTGAAGCCACACTATCAAACATGGCAGCTAGTTTTTGTCCTACATCCATGTTTTTTTGATTTTGTACAAAAAAATTCGCTAAGTCTCGAGCAGAAGTAACCTGTCCTCCTGGCAAGCCTATGTACTCTTTGTAGTTCATAGTAAACTGACCATCTGCAGGCCTACGACCAAAGATAATAGCCGGACTACCGTCCCATTTAATGCTAACTAGATTTGGATTGGATACAGCTGATAGCATACCGTCGATTGCATCAGATGCCGCTTGACTACCATTAAGAATAAAATCTTCTGGATGCGGTGTGCGAATGCCTTCGGTTAGGGTAGTTATAAATTCTAATAGCATTATGCAAGTTTGTCTGTATATGTTCTAAACCAAGCAGCAGTGCCTGGTGTAGGTGCTGCTTCAGGTAATTCAATATCGCTCTTGGCCAGTGTTTCTCTAGCAGCAGCGATTAATTGTTCGTAGTTTGGTCTTTTAGCGATAGCGTCCAATATGTCGTCTGCTGTGTTTAATCGAGCAATAGGAATACCGGTAATGTCACTTAATTTTTTTGCACTCTTGCCATCCGGCACAGTGGTATTAGTTACACGATCAACTAAACCATGTTTGTAACTCCATTTTAGTCCTGGATTTAATGCTGACACAATACTAGCTAGTATAACATGGCGGCTCATACCTGTTAGTTTACTTTCTTCTGGTGCACCTGCCATACTAAATGCTTGCCAACCTGGATCGCCAAACATTAAATCTGCTTGAACAAATCCATTTTTAGAATCGCCTGCAATAGGAGTCTTGACATGAACACTATCTCCGGATTTTTTAATGTCCTTGGCATCTACTCCCGCGGCTAGCAAAACTTTAATCAACTCTTCTTTGGTGGTTTTAGTTTCGTCTACTGCTAGATCTAAATCACCCGACGAACTTTTACGACCAGTTGTGCCTAGCCAAGATTCCGTAGGAAACGCTATTTGTGTTTTTGATTCGATCCATTTAATTGTTGCAGGAACATCGCTGCGTTGAATACGCTGTGTTAACGGCTCGCCATTGGGTGTCTTAAAGATGTTGCCGCCTTCATTGAGTTTCATCATGGCGCTCCTGGGTTTACTACAGGAATGCCAAGTTGTGCTTTGATTTCATCAGGTAAAGAAGCTTTGTCCGCGTCTGACATTCCAGCAACAATTTTATTTCTTTCTGTATATAAATCATAAGGAGTTAGCCATGACATATATCCAAATTTTTTAGGAAACAATGGTTTTTTTGTCTTTGGATCTACAAATTCTGGATTGTGTCCGTATTTTTCATAAGATGATTTGGCTATGTCTACCGCATCTAATTCTGCTTGTTTTTTATAAGGCGTATCAATAACTTTTTGAAAAGCAGCAGGTCCTAAACCTTTAACAAAACTTGAGATAAACCCTTCATTGGTAATTTCTTTAATCTTCACGCCTAAATCTCCTAACACCGCGAGCAAATTTTGCAGGATCCTGTGCCCTGATACTGTTGAGCAATCTGCGCTCTAGTTCAGCTGCTTGCTCACTATCATAATTCTCTTTGATATAATTGATCAAGTTTATTGCACCCTGAATCACATGTCCAGCTCGACTTTCCACGAGATTTTCCCTGTCCTTGCTGACAGGCATGTGAGCTAGTTCGTCAAGGATGCTGAGAGTGCGTTTTTGCAAAATCTGCTCCGTTATTTGATATTTAGTCTAGCTATTATAATTGTAAAAGACAGAATTATCTTCCTGAAATATCGCAACGGTTTAAAGATATTTAGAATAAAAGTCTGCTACCTCTGGAAATATTTTTTTCCAATCTTGCCCTCGTATTTGATCAAATTGTTTTATTTGTTTCACCATGTTTGCAATTTGTTCCGGATTTTCCTTCCAAAATTTAGGAATTAATTTTTGTAAATTGTCAGGTAATGCATTTTTATATTCTTGTGTGATCTGATCTAGACTATACATCCCAACAGCAAGATGGCTAGTGTGGTTAGTAACATCACCTAATCTGTTTGAACTAAAATTAGTTTTTGTCCACTGAGT